AATATGGACCACAAAAACTAGATTGGTTAAAAAATTTTTCTGATCAAATGACGTTTGAAGAATACTTACAAATGATTTCTATGAAAGCTGCTAAAGGCGGCTTAGCAAAAATATTGGAGATGTAATGGCATTAACCCCTCAACAAGCATTTAGAATTAGAGAGCGAGAAAAAAAAATAGCAGCTGGAGGCTTTGAACAAACATTTACTTACAAAGGTAAAACATACACATTACCAACAAGATTTCCTAAAAAAGATATTGAGAAATTAAAAGAATTTTTAAAAAGCTTTGACGAATGGAAAACAGGTGGTGGAAATTTTCAAAGTTACATTGACATGCCTTCTAGAACAAAAGCTATGGCTGCAGCTAAAAAAGTTGGAAAGAAAACAAGTGCGTTTGATAATAGAGCAGGCAATATATGGAGACGATTAGTTCAGTATGCAAAAGGAAAAGCCCCTGTTAATCCAGGAAGAACTGGAACTGGAGAATTATATAAAATATTTTTTGACCAATTAGATATACCTAAAAAAGAATTAAACGTAATAAAAGATTTAGATTTTAAAAATATTCAAAAATTTAAACAAGGATTGATAACTAGTGAAGCTGCAGTTAAAAAAGTAGGTAATCCTTTAATTAAAACTGTAATTGATGTTGTAAAAAAGAATCCAAACATAACAACAGAACAAGAGTTATTTGTTAATGTTAGTAAAGCAGCAGGAAAAGGATTAAGTAATTCAGAAATTGTTAAAGCTGCTATTTTAGCTCACCGTGCAGGGTCGACTAGATTACTTAAAGAAGCAAGAAAAGAAGTTATCGGAGAAACTCAAATAAAATCATTAAAAGATTTTAAATCGGAAGAATTACCAAAAGCATTAAAAACACTTTATAATATATTTCCTAATCAAATAGGAAGAGATTTTTCCGGAACTATTAAAGATTTTTACAAAGACAACCCTACACTTAGAAAAAGAGCTTTAGATAAATTAAACGCATACGGTAAGATTAGAGTTGAATTACAAAAGACACTTGGAATTGGAGGTAAGGGTCCTGGAAAATCTGCTTTTCAATTTGATCACCCTATCTCATTTGCAGCATTACAGAGAAGCGGAGACATACAAGGAGCGATTAGAACCAATCCAATTGTTGGCGATGTTAATCAGTTTAAAGGAAAGTTTCTAGATAGAAAATTAAATAATTTACAAAGAGCTATTATGAGAGGAGAAGATGTTGCAGAAAATATAGCAAAAGTTGAAAAGTTAAAAAACATCAACCAAACATTACTTGGAAATTTAGCTGGAGATTTTTCAATAGATGAAAAAGGAATAATTAAAGTTAAAGATTACGGAGCGCCTGCAATATTGGATAAACAATATGACATTGCAAAATCTTTACAAAAAAATCTTCCGTTAGGAGGACAAATTAAATCAACAATTGCCTCCGGTAAACTTACTCCACAACTTACAGAAATTTTTGGAGAAAAAGGCGCTAAAAGTTTTATTGCTAGCTCACAAAAATTAATAGAGTTTGCGGACAAAGATATAAATAATGTTTGTAGAATTTTTGTTAGATCTAATCGTGCTGAAGGTGGAATGGGTTGTGCTGGACAAATGGCTCAAGCTTTAGACGAAGATCCAATTGGAACAGGCAATAAAATAAAAGATTTAAAAGTAGAAGGTGGTGCTGTTAACAGAGTTAAAAACGCAGCAACAGCTTTTTTAAAATTTGCAGGCAAAGGAAAAACATTTGCAGTTACAGCAGGAGTTGGTGCAGGTGCCGGAGCCCTGGTCAAAGCTTTTAGAAACGATGACCCTACAACTTATTTAACAAACGATAAACAAGCTAACGCTATGATCCTTGACACGGCTGATCAATTAGAACGAGAAGAGAGACAAGCAGCAGTTGGTGATGCACCAGAATTATTAGACGAAGCAAACATAGCTGCAAATCTTGGAGTTACAGCAGCTGCAGTTCCTGGTTCAAAAAAAGTATTTGACGCTAGAAAGAAAAAAGGTTTTGGTGCTGTAAGAGCTGGACTAGGACCAGTTGGAAAAGCTTTATCTGGATTTGCTACACCACTAGGTATAGCTGCAATCACACCATTAAATGTTGCAAGTCAAGTTTACCAAGGTGATTCTGCAGAAGAAATTTTAACAGATCCATTAAACTATTTAGGTCCAGCATTTGCAGGAACTTTGACAAAAGAAGCTACAGTTGGAATGCCTAAAGGCGGAATGTTAAACAAAGCATTAAGATTAGGTATGAGTCCTGCTGGTGTTAGAGGTATTTCCAAATTTTTTGGATTACCGGGTCTTGCATTAAGTTTAGGATATGAAGGATATGATCAGTATAAAAAATACACAGAAGGCAGAGGGTTTGTTTACAACCTTTTGAACAAAGATGAGTAAAACCAACAAAACTCTTGTTGTAAATATGCAACACGTTAAGACTAATCTAATTCCACCTCGAAGTGGACCTAACCCACAAGGCTTGAATGTTCCTACAAAACAAGTTAAAACAATCAAGAACTCGGAGAAAATAAATGGCAGACGACAATATAGATAAAGCTCTTCCTAATGTGGAGCAAACAATAAAAGTTCCGGGCGAAGAAGAAATTGCAGCAGCAGAGACAGAAGTTACAGAAGATAGAATACCTTCTCCTGATGACGTAGAGGTTACTCAAACTGATGACGGTGGTGCTGAAATTAATTTTGAGCCAGGTGCAGTTAATCAAGCAGGTACAGAAGGTCATTTTGATAATTTGGCAGATTTATTACCTGATGATGTTTTAGGAAGATTAGCGTCTACACTTTACGAAAATTACATGCAGTACAAACAATCTAGAAAAGATTGGGAAGATTCGTATGTTAAAGGATTAGATTTATTAGGGTTTAAATACGAAAACCCAACCCAACCGTTTCAAGGAGCTTCAGGTGCAACGCATCCTGTCCTTGCAGAAGCGGTAACACAGTTTCAAGCACAAGCTTACAAAGAATTACTTCCCGCAACAGGACCTGTACATACACAGGTTATGGGAAAACCTGACAGAGCTAAAGAAGATCAATCTGTTAGAGTAAAAGATTTCATGAACTATCAGCTCATGGATGTGATGAAGGAGTATGAACCCGAGTTCGATCAAATGCTTTTTTATCTCCCTCTAAGTGGCTCTACTTTTAAAAAAGTTTATTACGATGAGCTTTTAGGTAGAGCCGTTTCAAAATTCGTACCGGCTGACGATTTAATTGTACCGTACACAGCGTCATCATTAGAAGATGCAGAAGCAGTATGTCATACGTTAAAAATGTCAGAAAACGATTTAAGAAAACAACAAGTTTCAGGTTTTTATAGAGACATAGAAATTAAACCTGGTTATGATCAAGAAACAGAAGTAGAGAAAAAAGAAAGAGAATTAGAAGGTGTTACAAAAACAAGACAAGAAGATGTTTTCTCTATTGTAGAATGTCATTTAGATTTAGATCTAGAAGGCTTTGAAGACATTGGTCAAGACGGTGAACCAACAGGAATAAAATTACCGTACATTGTAACATTAGAAATGGGATCAAGAGATATACTTTCTATAAGAAGAAACTATAAACAAGATGATCCTTTAAAAAACAAAATACAATATTTTGTACATTTTAAATTTTTACCAGGACTAGGTTTTTATGGTTTTGGTTTAATACACATGATTGGTGGTTTATCAAGAACTGCCACAACAGCTCTAAGACAATTATTAGATGCAGGTACTTTAAGCAACTTACCTGCAGGATTTAAACAGCGTGGTATCAGGGTAAGAGACGAAGCACAGTCTATACAACCTGGCGAATTCAGAGATGTCGATGCACCTGGTGGAAACATCAGAGATGCGTTTATGCCTTTGCCATTTAAAGAACCATCACAGACTTTATTGTCGTTGATGGGTATAGTGGTACAAGCAGGACAACGATTTGCCGCCATAGCTGACATGCAAGTCGGTGACGGCAACCAGCAGGCAGCTGTTGGAACGACTATTGCCCTCTTAGAGCGAGGCTCCAGGGTCATGTCAGCCATACATAAGAGATTGTATGTGGCGATGAAACAAGAATTTCAGTTATTAGCTGGAATTTTTAAAACTTATTTACCACCTGAGTACCCGTATGATGTAGTTGGAGGTCAAAGAAATGTAAAAGTAACTGATTTTGATGACAAAGTTGACATTTTACCCGTTGCAGACCCGAATATTTTTTCACAAGCGCAAAGAATTACGATGGCGCAAACAGAATTACAACTTGCACAGTCAAATCCGCAAATTCATAACCTGTATGAAGCGTACAGAGCTATGTATAACGCAATTGGAGTAAGAGATATTGATAAAATCTTGCCTCCGCCGCAACAACCACAGCCAATAGACCCTGCACAAGAGAATATTTTAGCTATGACGGGCAAACCTTTCCAAGCTTTCAAAGGTCAAGACCATCAAGCGCACATAACTTCGCATTTAAACTTTATGTCAACAAATATTGCACGAAATAACCCTATGATTTTAGGTGCATTAGAAAAAAATATTTTTGAACACATAAGTTTGATGGCACAAGAGCAAATTGAAGTAGAATTTAGAGAAGAAATTGCACAAACACAACAAGTGCAACAAGTTATGCAACAAATGATGGCACAAGGACCACAAATGATGCAATCTCCACAATTTATGCAAATGCAACAGCAGTTATTAGGTATGCAGTTGTCTATGGAGTCTAGAAAAGCTAAACTCATTGCAGAAATGACACAAGAATTCATGGAAGAAGAGAATAAGATCATGGGTCAACTAGGAAACGACCCAATTGCTAAATTAAAAGCAAGAGAACTTGATCTTAAGGCTATGGATGATAGAAGGAAAGAAAATGAAGGCCAAGAGAGGATTAATCTGGACAGAATGAA